CGAGACGAGGAACAGAAGCATACATAGATGCGCATACTTGATGGCCAATGCTCGGAAGAAATCCCAGCAATAGCTGTATCTAGCTGATCTGTATACCTGTTTCAGGATTAGTCTTCGTCTACGCATGTATCTATCCTCCATTTTTCAACCGTTCCATTTCAGTCTCGGCCACATGCCACGATTCGCTAGAAACCATTGCCCTATCCCTATCGCATCGATTACGTTATGCTTCTTTCCTGCCGGACCTTTGCATTTATTCAGCGCTTCTAATTCGATCGGCCGGAGTTTCGCGAGGATGCGCGCATTGTGGATCCCTTTAGGGGTGTCACCTTTCCAAGTGTGTGGAGTGACAGTAAATACTTCGCGTGTAAGGTTTTGTCTTCCAATTGCAATACCTGCTCGGATGGCAAGGGTGACGATATCGGAGGCAGGCGCTTTACTGACTTTGTAGACTTGCGGGGTTTCGATAATGAGCGCTCTAAACGCCCTGTCCGGAGCCATACCCAGACCACAGCTAGACAAAGTACCACTAGAATCATAGATAGCATACGCTTGATCTGCTCCCGGATCAATTGCTAGAATTTCATCGGACACCCGGACATACTAGCTATTCAGATACTCGTTCGCAAGGTACTCTGAATAATCGGGCGGAATGGCCTGCGAAAGTTCTTTTAGCGTCATCCATTCGATACCCATTGCTTTACGCTGTACCGCTAGAGGTATACGATACACGCCCACTTCTACCGTTTTGCGAAGATTTGTTCGATTCGTTGCACACGGGAAACGGGGGGTCCATACGTCATGCTCACACTCTAATGTTTCAACAGGAAAATGTGTTTCAAAGAGCCGATGCCTCTTCACGTCCAAGCCGAACATGGAGCCGCACAAAGTGATCGGGTAACGTAAGTGCTCGCGCGCACCTTCCACGTTTTCAATGATGTAAGGCCTGCCGCTTCGTTTTAACAAGTTTCGCGTCTGAGGTATTAGATTCAACGCAGGCTTTACCTTAGAAGATCTCTGATATGCACAAAATGCCTGGCATGGCGGGGAGGCCCAGATGAGAGCAAAATCCTCCAGACCCTCAGGGTGTAAATTCATGCAATCTTGTTGCCAAAAGTCGTCACCAGGATAGTTAGGCGAGCGAACAAGATCTACGCCGGTTACGTGAAAACCCGCGCGCTGTAGCCCTTTCGTAGCACCTCCTGCACCGCAAAACAGATCCAATGCCCTTAGCATACGGACAAGATAGCAGGCCCTACGACTTTGGCAACTTCTCTTTGATTTCTTTTAGCTTCCGAAGATCCTCGATCGAAAGCTTGCTAAGGTCCGTACGCTCCTCTACAATTTCGGTGCTTTCCCCGCGCACGAGGCGATCCAGCTTGATCGTAGCGTCGATTAGTTTTATGAGCTCGTTCGGCTTCAGGATTCCACCGGCCGGGGTAGAAGATGAATATTCAAGTAGCTTCGCCAATTCCTGTGCGGCCACCTGACGGCTATCGTTCAAAAGCGAAACGTGCTCGGCCATGGCCGTCCGGGTCGAATCCTTTAAAAGCGCCTCGCGTTCGGTGACCAGGATTTCATCCATGTGCGCGTCGTAAGCGGTCACGCGTTCACGCCACGAATGCTCCCGATACCACGTCGCCAGATCGGCCGTAGCGCCTCCGCCAGGGCGTATCAGCCTACGAGGCGGTTTCTGATCCCTGAACTTGACAAAAGCCTCCCACGATAGATCCGTATCGCACGCTTGGCGATTCCAGATCATTGCGGCGCCGCGGAAATATCCTTACGGGTCCTACCTTTGACGATGTTCCGTACCGTGGAAATGCTGCACTTACAGGATTCCGCAATGGCCTGATACGATAATTTCTCGTGTTGTCTCAATTCGAGGATTTTCCGAGCGGTATCGTCGGGTAATTTGCCGGGTTTCATAGGAGGGTACTGAAGTTTATGGGCTTTACTAGTAACGTACTTTGATAGCAAGCTCTTTATAAACTTAGGGGTGAATCACTTTGCAGGGCTACACGCACCCCCCGCTGGACTAAAGAAGATCCAGACTACGCCTAAATTCAAGGTCCGACCCTTCGAAGTTACCCCAAGACGAGCGGACGATAACTTCACCGGGACGATTTCGAACGGCAATTATCAGCTGTTCTCGGGCGGTAACCTGGCGAACGCGATGACCGGCCTGGGTACGTTCAATCGAGACAAGGTGATGGCTGGTGTCTATTATGACCCACTCCGAATTACCGATCCGGAGCTCCAGGCCCTTTTCCACGGTAACGATTTAGCCTCGCGCATTGTCCAGCTTCGACCCTACGAAATGTTCCGACGCGGCTACGAAGTAGTCATCCCGGACGATACCGAAGGCGAGCAAAACGAGAATGCAGAAGTTGCCCAGGACCTAGAAGACTACGCGGAAAAGCTAAAGGCTAACCGCATGCTTCGCGATGGTATGACGTTCGCCCGTCTGTTCGGCGGAGGCGTTACGCTCATCGGCGCCGACGACGGTTTGGATCCTAGTCTGCCTTTGAACGAAGACAATATCAAATCGATTAAGTACCTGAACAATATCGATCGGCGTTTCCTCGTAGCACGTACTTACTACGACGATCCTATGCAGCCGAACTTTGGCGAGGTAGAGACCTATCAGGTTACGAACGCCTTCGGTAAGCAAACGGCAGCGGTGATCCATGAAAGCCGTCTGATTCGTTTCGACGGCGCACCTGTAGATATTCTAAAGCGTAGACAGTTAGCGGGCTGGACCCTAAGTGTTTTGCAACGTGTTTACGACACCCTTAGACAGTTTGATACCTCCTTTCAAGCCGTAAGCAATCTTATGGTAGACGCCTCGCAAGCGGTCTTTAGCATGAAGGGGCTAATGGATATCATCACATCGGACAATGCCGGGGTACTGGGCACCCGTATGGCCATGGTCGATTACACGCGATCTTCGGGTCGTGCGGTCCTTGTCGACGCCGACACGGAGAAATTCGAGCGTACAAATACGAGCTTCTCAGGTATCCCGGATGTCTTAGATCGCCTAATGCAGCGCCTCGCCTCATGCGCGGATATGCCGGTAACGATCCTCTTCGGTCGTAGCCCCGCGGGTATGAACGCGACGGGTGATAGTGACTGGCAGCATTTCTACGACACGATCTCTTCCGAACAGAAGAATACGTTAGAGCCTGCCCTCATTCGTCTTTATCGTTTGATCTGTCTGGCCAAGGACGGCCCTACGAACGGTGTAGAGCCTGACGATATCGAAATCCATTTCCACGCACTTAAGGAGCCTACGGATAAGGAGCAGGCAGAGCTCGAATACCTAGTGGCACAAAAGGATCAGATCTATTTCACGATCGGCGCCTTGCAACCGGAACAGATCGCTTTGTCTCGATGGCGCGGAGGGGACTTTTCGATGACTACCGAGATCGACGTCGAACAGTTAGAAGAAGCATTGAAGAACGAAATGGATTTTTCAATGCAAGAGAAGCAGATGCGAGCTGAACAAGGTCCACAAATACCCGTCCCCGGCGAACCTGATACACAATTGATAGCTAAGCCTGGACCGCAAGGTAAAAATGCTCAGACGTCGGCTACGCAACGTTAAGGCGCAAGGTCTTAAGGCCAATAAGGCAGCCGAAAACCGCTACGTCTCAGATCTTAGGAATATTTCAAAACAGGTTCACACCTACGTTTTGAAAAAGCTTAAGCTAAGACAAGACGCGGTCACGGATCATAGCGGCAACCTAGATCAGATAGGGGTCATCGCCATAGCTGCGATGGGTGACGGCGTAGGCGCGGCATTCGATCGGATGTCTAAGAGCATTAACGAAAAGAATAAGGGGGCGCTAAAGGGGATCACACAGAACGATACGCGTCTGGGTTCGGCGATCGCTGCGGCACGGAATAAGAACATAGAGCTAATGCGTAATGCAGGTTCGGCGTACATCGATCAAGTGAGAGACATCCTAGAAGATCCTGAATGGGTCGGTAAGACGTCGGACGACTTGGCGGAGGAGATCGTCAAGCGCGGGGACGTCAGCCAAAGTAGAGCCGAACTCATCGCCAGGGATCAGACGTTGAAACTGAACGCAAATATTACGAAGCTTCGGTGTACGAATGCAGGGATCACGAAGTATGTATGGAACACTTCCCACGATGAACGCGTGAGAGATACGCATCGCGAATTAGACGGACAGACATTCGATTTTCCCACCGGGGCGCCTTCACTAGACGGTCTGAACCCCGGTGAGGATTTTCAATGCAGATGCGTCAGTATACCTATTTTTACGGCAGAAGACGAAGGCTAATCGTCGGCAGGCTCCAGATATCCCCCGGTAGATAAAGCGTAAGCCTTGGCCGTCAACCAAAGAAATCCGTAAGCCTTCGATCGATCGTTATCGTAGACCGGATCACTAGGATCGCGACCTTCGACCGTCAGCCACGCGGATATAAAGCCTTGATCCTTGCGGACGACGTAGCGACTCATCGGTGATACTCGCACCGTGCCCGATGGATACCACAGAGGCACTCGTTAGGGTCTTTGCGGGCCCATACAGGGGTTTCGTTCACCGCTATAGGCTTATTGATCGTTATATTCATCGATATGGTAATAGGGTCAACCGTCGCCCTTAGCATCGCCTTAGCCCTAAGCGCCGCCCACGCATCTACGTACACGCAAGGCGCCGGCTGTTTCGTGACGATATTAACAGAAGGTATTCCATAACCCAGACTGTATCGATCCATGTATCCTCCTAAAAATTCCAATTCACCCAGGGTCGTGCTCGGCTTTGCGGGCGAATTGGATGCCGCGACCCGTGAACAGGATACTATCCCAGAAGGTCTATAGCGTCAAGCCCCTGGATTGCATTTTCTTCATGGCCTCGATTAGTCGCGTGGCCGAAGCGTGTAAATAATTCAAGGCTTGGCTTAAAGAATCTACCTGGTCGTCGTTAGCGCCATTCGGAAAAGAAAGCAGTTCCGTAACCAGATCCTTTGTCCACGGCGCATTTAATGGAAAGAAGACGTTACCCGATTCAACCAAAGGGGATACCGCGTTAGCCCGAGACTCTTTACCGCCTTCGGGATTCACTTCTACGATACCCGGAATCTTTTTCTGAAACGACGTAATGACCGCGGAGCCGTTCGCTTTGTCCTCTACCAGTTTCGCCAATGCCTTGGGGTGCGCCTTGGCCAGCGCCTCAAATTGCACACACGTATCTACGAAGTCCCATCGGCCTCGAACCTGATCAATCAAATAGTAATTGGCGCCGACTTGACCCCACACTTGACCCACGACGTAGTCACTCGTGTCCGTACCCTTGAACGCCATATCCCATGACAGAATAGTCTTATCGAACTTCTCGGGCAGGACGCTGTAATATTTGATCCATTCCTCTTTAAAAATAGCTCCTCCGGCCGGTACGGGTCTTTGCTGATACTGAGCAGCCACGACCATGGATCCCATTTCTTTTTTCAGACCCGGTAGCGAATCCTTATCAAAGCGTTCCGGCCAAAGTAATTGACCCTCGTCGGTACGCAGATCCCCTCCTATTTTCGTATAAGACGGGAATTTCTTTTCGTACTCCATAGGCAAGCGGAGAA